GAAAGTCAGCTTCGCGGTAGGTTTGGTAGATTCTTCTCCAGTCTTCTACCCCGAAAATTGCAGTTTGTCTAGTGGATTTGGCCATAGCAGTGTGTTATTCTTTTATTTATTGATAAAATAAACGGCTTAGTTATACATAGCTGGCCACACGATTCTGTTGATCAAAGAATATGGCCAAGCGTTGTGCGTCGCTACTGGGCACAAAAGTCAGTCCCACTTGTAGCAAAATACCGTTTTCTTGTGCAAAAATTTCTAGACTGGTTAGTTGTATTCTGGGATCTAGTCCTACTACACGTTGAAGCTCGGCGGTCAGCACACTGTTAAGTTCGTCAGACTGATTTTCAAACAAGTTGTCCCAAATACTGGTGCCCACCGCAGGTCGGCCAGGTACTTGACCTTGACGAATGTTTAGAGAATTCAACAGGTCTCGTTTGATTAATTCTTGATCAACCAAGGTAAATTTTTTGGGTTGATTTTGTGTATTAAATCCGATAAAGGTAGCCATAGTTTAGTATTTACGACGTTTGTCCACGGTAAGGATTGAGCCTGAATGTGCCTTCACCAGTTGCTGTGGTGGTAGCCACATTGCCAGCAATTTCTGCTGCACTAGCGTCTGAAAAATTAATACTGGGAACCTTGGGATTGCTTACAATAGCTGCAACCAATTGATCCAACTGTGTGCGTTGAGCTGTGTTGACAAAACCACCAGGATCTGCTGCTGGAAACAGTTGTGTGGCATAGGTTTTGTAGTAATCTGCTGCATAAACGCCCTGTCGGCTGGCAGTTTCAACCTGTGCTGCCACTGTGGAATTGGCGGTGCCGTTAATCCAGGCTGCAACATTGGTCACGCCCAAGTTGGCTGCAGGTTGTACTAGTCCTGCCACAGTGGTGGCATCTTCTGTGCCTGTTAACACCTGGGTATTGACTAAACCTTGATAGGCACCTTCCATCAAGGCCACTTGTGATTGATTTTGTAATTCGGCACTGTTTAAGTAATCTAACAAACTTCCTACTCCATACTGACCTGACCATACGCTATCGGTGTTGAGTACAGTGGCAATCATTGATGGGTCTGTGATCAAATTCATTGTACCTGGCTTTAAAAATCCCAAAGATGTCAACGCCTCCACGCTTTGGCCATACAGTCCCACGCCGTATTTGGCAATTTCGGTACCGAGATACACAGGAATATTGTTGGTGTTGAGCTGCCAGTCAGGCAAAAGATTGCCTCCCGCATCAAAGGGTGAGCGTGCCACCGCAGCAGCTGCCTGTGCCGTAAGAGTGGTTACCAATTGTTGATTTAAGAGGTTACCGGGACCTATGCCGCGATTGGCTGTGGGTTCTGACAATACGTTGTTTGCTGCTACTTTGTTGGTGGCAGGAGCCACCGACGCTTTGGCCACTGCTTGTTTGGCTGGAGTATTGGCTGCAGTACTGGCAGTTGTGGTTACAGTGTTGGCAGTAGTTGTGGTCACATTGCCAGTAGTAGTTGTAGTAGTAGTTGTTGTGGTGTTGGCATTAGCTGTGTTCAAACTGGTAATGGCATTGACTCCTTGACCATGATAAGGATAGGGTTCGTGCGTGGGTGCACGAGTAACAATGGTTTCCAAACTCTGTGGCACTACTGTCCAACCTGTGGTTTCTAACTGCGTGTCTGCCAAGCGATTTAATTTGAGATTTTGCACAGCGGCCACCGATCCTGCACCGCCGCCGTTGAGATTGATGGTACTGCCTTGTAGGTTCAATGTTCCGGAACTGTTCCAATTACCAGTATTGCTTTGTAGTCCCAGCGTGCCATCACTACGAATACCCACGGTATTTTTGCTATAGGCTGTGAGTCCAGTTGTGGCACTAAGCGACATAGATTTGGGTGTTTCAAGTCGCATGTCATCTTGACTGCGAACATTGAATGTGCCGCCGGCATAGATGTTGATGTCTTTGTCGGCATGCATGTTTATTGTACCTTGAGTGCGGATATTCACGCTGTTGGTCGAGAATATATCAACTGTGCCTTCTCGACCCAGTTCTATCCATGTCTGTCCATTGGCATTGGTAATGTAAAAACAATCGCCATTATCGCTCATGGTGATCTGATGACCTTTGGCTGTACGTATGCGTACCAGTGTATCTGCACCTTCCAAATCACCATCATCCATAACAAAAGTATGGCCGCCTTTGCGACCTATGACCAGGGCATCCTGAGGTTTGATTTCGCCACGTTCCAGTTTGCCACGAATGGTTTTAGGGTCCATGCCACCTTGATATATGGCCTGTCCAGGTGTGCTGATTCCATACACTGAACTGGGACTTTCGCGCTGACTGCTGCTCAAAATTGGACCACGTATGGGATCGCGATCTAATCCCTGTTGAAAGAATATAGCAGCCTGCACACTTTGTACTGGTTTGACTTCGTCAAAAAATCTTGGACTATTGTTTATCTGTTTGTTGTTTTCGTTGATTTCAATCACAGGCAACTGTGGCGTGTCAACAAAGGTCACATTTTGTGTGTTATTGGTCACTGCATACTTCTTGCTGGCACCGATGGCAGGAATCATGTGATTGAGTCCTTGCTCAGGTACACAACCAATATAGTAACCTTGACTACGGTCGCCGCCGGCAAACACGCACAACACCTTGACTCCGATGTCTGGTGGAGTAAACCACATGCCATAGGTTTGACGATTGCCTGGAGCATAACCACCTGGCCCTGTTGTGGCACCTGGAGCCTGTGTGTTCACTGGTGTGGCGCCATAGAATGGTGGACAATAGTTGACCGAAGTCCACAGCGTGGGATCATTTAATTTAGGCGTGCCGCTGGCTGCGCCTTTTTGTGTGGTATCGTTGAATTCCTCAATGTAGACCTGCAGGCGACCTGCACGAGTAGCATCTGAATTGTTGCATACTATACCAATGAATGGTCCAAACTGTGCTGGTACGCCGCCGCGATCATACTTGTATTCTTTGCTGAGTCCGCGACTGCGTTGAATATTCTCTGCCATTTGCGTTATCCTATGTAATCATCTGGTGGTGCTATTTGTTGCGGCGGCGGATTACCCGCTGCCAAATCGTTGGGATCAATGTTGTTGTTATTGGGTTCAAACACTAAGTCACCATTGCTGGTAGGTGCACCAGCTTCAGGTTGTGGTCTGGTTGGTGTAGATCCCAGCAGATTTTGCGCCAAGGTCTGATTGGCCAAGGCCTGGTCCGAGTCTCCTGGATTGGCATCCGAGGGTGCGTAAGGTCGCATGGCAGCACTGGGCAGCACTGCGGCTTGATTGCCCACGCGATTAGCACTGGCGGCACCGGTGGCTGCCACTTGGCTGTCGGTACGGTTTCCAGTGGAAGCGCCAATGTCTTTGGGGTAGAAGGTCACTGCTACACCTTTGAGTGTTTGAGTAAATTTGCCTTTGGCAAAGTCACTTGTGACATCCGTGCATTTGTAGATATAACTTTGTTTGGCCTTGCGACCTTGAGTAGATGCTACACCATTGCTAGTCACTGCCGGTACTGCTGCAGCAGCATCATTGCTGGCTACACCGCCAAGATTGCTTTTGGTTGGGTCAATTAAACCAGTGGTCAAATCATAGTCGGCTGGCAAATCAAACAACACTTCAAACAGCACTTCCTGGCTGTCAAAATTAATTGTACCGTCTGCTAAAAATGCAGAAAAGCTCCAGTTTTTTTTGGTTTGACCCACAAAGGCCTCGCCTTGTTGTAGCCATGCAGGATCACCAACAACTGTCAGTGTGGCATTTTGTTGATCTTCTGGTGAGTATAGATAATCAGCAAGGTTAGCAGCAGGTTCATTCACATTGCTGTTGGCACCTTGATTGTTTTCTGCACTGTTGGTCTTGTACACATATCTGGTGAGTTGGTTGATGTTGTTAGTACCTTGTGTGCCATCAAATGGCGATCCAGAAAGCACTCTGCGATACAGATTGTTGATTGATTGTTCGTAGTTTAAGATCGCAGTGTTCTGTCCTGTGAACCAATAGTTGTATTGTTTGTGTACACCATTGTACTTGCCTTTGGGAAACCAGTCACTGTTAGCATCGTTGATTTTATAAACACTGAGAGTGTATTTGACATTGTAGGCAAAATCATTGCGTTTAGGATCCCATTTAATAGGAGTGGCCTGTGTACCAATTTTGAACCAAGCTACATTTTTACCAGGATTGTTGGCTATGACCTGTCCGGTGGTGGCATCTTTTTTGGCCAACTGCTGTTCTTCCATGTAACTGCTATTACGCACCAATTCATCCAACACTGCTACAATTGGTCTGCCAGCCACCATGTCAATCAACTGTTGATCGTAATTGACACTTTGTTGTTCGTTGAGTTGTAATTGTCCTTGTAACGCACCGGCACTGACCAAGGCTGTTCGAGTTTTGTCAGGGGTACCTGCTCGTCTAATCAATGCATTTTCAATAGCAGGATTTATAAATTCTATTTCATATGTGTCAGCATAGGTAAATGTGCCTTTGGCCACTAACTCTTGTTGATATTGGGTCAATGCTGCCATCAAGCCTGATTTGACTGTTTGTTTGCTGCGAGCAGCATCGGCTTTGGGTGGTGGCGCACCTGCGTTGGCAGCAAATTCATCTTGTCCCACAGCAATTGTAGTGCTGGATGACCTACTGGTTGTTTCTGGAGGTGCGGGGGTAATGTCTATTGGACCCGACAGCGCCTCTTTGAGAGTTTTTCCTTGCAAGGCAAGATTGTAAGGAATTGTTCCGCGGTCCGCAGAGAATCCAATAATTGGGTTTGAAGCTGTGGCGCTGATTTCGTATTCGACCAATTTGTTAGCTATTCTGAATTTAAGGTCATTGATTTGAAAAGGATAGAATTTTTCCACAAAGGCTTCTGGGTCGGTAGCAGCATCACTTACACCAACTGAGGCAGCAATCACAGGACTCACAGTTGGTGCACGACCACCACGTACCAAGTTGCCTTGATCATCATAACCATAAAATCTCACAACCAACAAATAGTTGGCTGCACCATAGGAAGCCCGATTGGGACCAATAAATCCTTTGACGGCAGCGGCTAAATTGTTAACCAAGGTGATGCCATTGTTTTCGACCACAGTCATTTTGATGTCATAGACATTGTGTGCACTGCGGGTTCCTTTGCCGGCTATTACGGATTTTAAACTGAATCGGTCTATGTAATAGTCGAGAGTAAAATAAGGATTGCGACCACGCACAGGTGCGCCACCACTTTGAAACAGCAACGAAGCACCTTCAAGGCTTTTCTTTTTGGTGGTTATCATTTTGATGTAACCTTCAGGTTTCATCAAGTACACACTGGCCACATAGGTGTAACTGGCATACTGATCCAACACATTGGCCTGGGGTACAATTGGTGCTACATTAAAAATCGTGTCAATTTCTCGCACAGTGGCATTTTTTGTGCCAGCATCATCATTGCCAGCACCAGCACCAGGAGAACCTCCGCCGGGTATGGCCTTACCAGTGGCGCCTGCTGCTACCTCGCCTGCAGGTGTGGATTCACCGGTCCAAAATTCCTGAGCTTGTTGAGCTGTGGCATATCCCGATGTTGCTTGTGTTTGTGATATTGTGCGTGTGGGCGCATCGGTGCCAAAATCTACATCGAATGCAGCTACCGCAGGATCTGCGTTGGTACTGCTAGTAGTAGGTGCAGTTTGTACTCTACCTTCGGGGGTCAGTATCTGCGGCGGGGTAACTGGCAGCTGGGTGTTGGCGCCAGGCACTCGGGCTGCAGCATCGTCGCTTGCCACTTGACCTGCACTGGCTGTGCTTTCTGGATCCGCCATGATTTAGATACCTAAAACGTTTTGCAGTGTGGTTATTTTTGGCAGATAGATCACTGTGTTGGCTTTAAAATCAAACGGTGGAGCAGTCAAGGTATTAGGATTGCGTTGATAAAACACCCACCACAGTTCTGAATTGTCATACAAGTCATAGGCCAACAGGTCTGGTCTATACTGATAAGTGGTGTTGATTTTCAACTGTAAATCATCTGGCAGTTTGGGGATGGGTCTATTGACCATGGTGTCCAAATAAAACTGCACAAAGCCTGTGTTGAAGTAGGCGCTTGCTGCTGAGTAGGCTGCAGCCATTACCAGAACCCTCCCTTGATCAAGTTGCCATTGGCAAAGTTTTCCAAACTAAACTGTTGGCTGACCTGCTTGCGACTCTGTACTGGTAACAGTGTAATATCTATTTCCATTTTAGTAGGCACATAGGTGGACTTGCCGTCGATGCCAAAAGACGATCCCTCTGTAGGTATGCGTATGGGCAATGCGCCTTTGCTCATGCCTGCGTTGAACAATCTTTGTAGTGCACCCGAAAGAGGATTGGTTGGCAAACTCTGTCTAATTGCTTTGTTTAATAGGTTGGTACCATTAGCCATGTTGCTGCCTGCTCGTATATAGTTAACATCTGCCGGCAGGTTGTAACTAAAATTGCTGACCACACAGGGAGCTTCGTTGAATTGGAACTGGCCAAAACCTGACAAATAAACTAAGGGTGGTGGTGCACCACGCAATGCATCCTGACCATAAAACATCTTGGTCACACTGCGGAAAAAATGTATCACGGCCAGCAAGTAGTCAGCTTCATTTGTGTCCTGTGCAGTAAATGTACCTTTGATACCAATCTGTTCCACTGCACTGTTTTGGTAAAAGTAACCGCGGTAGTTGCTGTGTGTTAGATCGTATGGTGTATAATTGGCCTTGTATGAAGTATTAATGGTTGGTGTGTAGGGAAAAATTACACCATCAGTGACTTTGAGTGGTTGTAATATTCCTGGACCAGGTGCATTGTACAAGTAATTGCTGCGTGGTGCCAAACGTAGGCGCACACGCCAGTCACCAGCCGAACCTCGATTCATACGCTGATCGCGTATGGTTTGATTGTTGCGCAGTGTCTGGCCCAATCCTTGCTGTATGGCAGCAGTGTCGGCAGCGGCTGTGTTTAAAGATGACAAAGAAGGTTGCCCCACACCAGCATTGGCTGCAAACTCTGCGGGATCAACACCTTCCTGTTGTGGTTGTACCAGAGGTGGATTACCTGCACCTAACTCATTGGGGTCAATTCCTGCTTCTTGATCTTGAACCAGAGGTGGATTACCTGCACCTAAC